ATTCGCAACTGACAATATCTGATCTGGACCACCTAGAGTGTCCGAAAAGGTAATGGAGTTAGAACCAACATATATTGAATCCCAGCGATTTGTTGTATTGCCAATAGTATATGTTAGAGTCGTCGCTGGTATAATATCAGAGGCGACATTCAATAAGTTTGGACTGGAAACTGGATCGTCAAACACAAACTTCTTTGTGGCTGCATCGTAGCGAAGATAGAGACCGTCAGCGATAGAAGATCTATTGACGTCATCTAATCTTGCTAACTTGACTTCACCACCACCACCCATTTGAGATGCACGTGATGCGTAACGGTGAAGATCAGTAACAGTTTTCTTTAAAATATCAATTTCTTTACGAACACTGTTCGGTATAGCATCGACAGCCGCTACGTATTCATCTCTCGATTTTTGCGATAAAGTATCAACTGATCTGGTAATTAAATCTTTATGAGGAAGCTGTGGTAATGGTTGTGCACCAAGAGGAATTGGTTTTGGCTCATTTGGTTTTGACGCTGGAGCTGGCAATCCAACTGGAATATCTTCAGTAATTAATGATACTGGTTCTTTAAAGTTTTCTTCAACAACTAGCTTCTCACCAACCGTTAATTTGGTAAGTGCATTATTTAAACCTTCAAGAAGATTCTTCTCATTTATCTTCTTCTGTTCGATCTCATCAAGAACATTTTCCGCGCCGAGGGCCTTGGCAAAACTTTTTAGAAGCTTCTCTTCGTTTATCATTGTTAGGCCTTGTAGTGGTCCATCGTCACGCCATCGGGTCCGTGCTTCACGTGGTGACCGTGAAACTCGACGTCAGGGTGATCTTTCTTGAGATCGAGCATAGCCTGGATGTTAGGCATGTGGTCGTCGTACAGGTGAACTTTCTTGTATCCGTTCTTCTTGATCTGGTCAGAGATGATCTTGGCCTTGGCCTCGTGCGTCGGAAGCTTGATGTTTCCTGCGCGTCTGACGTGTGTCTGTCCCGGACCGATGTCGACGCCGAATGACTTCCACTTCTTAGCGAACTTGTCCTTGTCGTCGAAGTCTGCGCGGGCAGTCAAGATCTCGGTCTTGCCACCGTTCTTCTTGATGGCCTTCATCTTGGCAAGCACCTTACGGATAGGCTTAGCCGACTTAGCAAACTTTTCAGACGACCCAAACTCATGGAAGTCGTAGCTGTGTCCCGGCTTGAGCTTGTGGTGATTGTACTCCTGCGGGTCGAGCTTCTCTACTGTGTTGCCGTGCTCGTCCTTGACGTGGACGTGCGTGTTACCGGTGTCCATGAGGGTCTTGTCGACGTCGAAGAAGTGGACGCTGTTCTCAGCGATGTATTCGTTAAATCTCTTCATTTCTTCTTCTTGTCTCCTCTATGTAGATCCGTGTGATATTTCTTTATGATCTTGAACAGAAGGTTGTTTCGCTGGTCTGAGTCGACGACGTTACCACCTATATAGTCGGTCCCGTCTCCGGTGGTATCGGAGCTGCCGCCGAAGCCCATTCCGGCTACGGCACCAGACGACGAGGTGTTGTCCTCACTCATAACGTATTCGCGAAACGTCTTCATCTCTTTAACGGGATCTTTCCAGATAGGATCCCAGACTTGATCTTGCTCTTGATGTTGTTTGACTCGTCACGGCTGAACATCGGTCCTAGGTGACGATGGAACTCTTTCTCTGCAGCATCGCCGTCCTCGTTGGCAGCAGCCCTCATCTTGGTGCCGCTCATGCCGTGTGTCCTCTCGGTGTCTTCGGGATAGTGGATGTGGATCTCATCAAACTTGCGACCCTCCATCTCCTTGATCTTACCCTGCTCGAGCGACCTCTTGAGACCCTCGGCGAAGGATGCCCTGTCCTTGCCTACCAGTATATGTAGGATCTTTCTTCCAGGACCGGTCATCGAGTCGTGGGCTCTCCTGATCGTCTCGCCTGCGCCGCTGACGATGTGGATATGGTTGTTGTCGGTGTCGCCCCACTGTCTACCGAGGATCGACTTTCTCTCTTCAGGAGTAAACGCGTCAGCCTTAGATGAGATGCCGATGTGCTTTGATCCAGGAAGCTTCTTCAAAGCCCCTCCGAGGTCCTGTGCGTGGCCCATGTGGGAGATAGGGCTGAACCCTACCATAGGGATGGCCGAGGCGTGCTGGTCACCCATGCTCTCCTCGCTGACGGCGTCCTTGACGTCTAGTTCTTTTCTAAGAAGGGCGAGCGCGGCTGCGTGGTCCGTACCCTTCATCTTGCTGACGCTGTCCCTGAACTTCTCGTAGATGGCCTGATGCTGTTCTTTAGGGATGTGCTTCTTGATGAGCTGGGTTACTCCGTGGAACGAGGTAACCTGATTCGGATCGGCCTTGTCGCCGAACAGACCTTTGGTGACTTGATCGGGCTCCTTGACTCCCATGTCTGAGTCGTCAGTCCTAGACCTGAGTCCGTGGCTGATCGAGAACTTATGATGGTCGAGACCGACGGCGTTCAGGAGCACCTTGTGGTGCAGACCCTTGATGCCTGCCTTGGTGTCTTCCCATGATGAGTTGTGGAGGAGCTGCTCGCCAGGAGTAGGCTCGTCGTTGTTGTAGTGAACAGGCTCGAAGTCGATCTGGTGATGCTCACCGTTCTCGTGTCTCAGAACTGCCGAGACCTCGGTGCCGTGCTTCCTCGTGCCGACTACGGTGTACTTACCGAACTTGCGTCCAGGAGTCAGGTGTGCGACAAGCTTATCCTTATGCTCTGCTGGGAACTGAGCGTCGATGTCACCGACGGTAGGCTTGTGCTTCTTGAACTCTTCGTCGGAAATACTGGAGTCCATGAACTGGTTAGTAGAGCCGGCAAACATTGACCCAGAAGTAAGGGCCTTCTTACCCTTGCCAAAGAGTGGCTGACCGTGCTCTTTCTCGAAGGAGTCGTGGATCTCACCGAGTGCGTCTCTGACGTCTCCAGCCTGCTGTGACCTGTTCTTTACCCTGAACGGCGCAGCGGCGACTTCTCCTTCAGGAGTCTTGATCTTGATGTTGCCGCCTTCTTTGAGTATGAAGTTCTTAAATGAGATCATTGCTTTGGTGTCCTTGACTTGAACTTCAGGGCGTTCTCAGGGTCAGCCTTGTACTCCCTGAACGCGTCCGATGTGACCTTGAACCTCGGTGCTGTCGAGCCCTTAGGCGGGTGGACTACGATACCTTCGGATCCTGAACCCCACTTAGGAGAGAAGCCGCGAGACTTGATGTGAGCGTCGACCTTGTCGGATACCCTCTTCTTGATCTCCATCAGCTTCTGAGTCTCGGCTTCCTTGGCTGCCTTGTTCGTGGGGGTGGTCCTTGATGAGAGGAGCTCCCTGTTCACGCCCTCAAGGTCCTTGGCTTCCTTGGCGACGTCGACCTCGCTGGGTGAGAAGCCGTTGATGTTGTCGTCGTCGAAGTTGAGTCCCGGCGTAGACAGCTCGTTCTTGAACTTCTCGACGTCGTGGCCTTGGTTCTCTGGAAGCTTGGTATGGATGACAAACTTGCCGACGCTGCCCATGTGGCTAGGGTCGTAGGACGTTCCGACGAACTTGATCTCGCCTGGAGTCTCTGACGGTCTGGATAGTCTCTTTGAGAACAGCTCACCGCGGACCTTGGTCTCGCCGCCGGACTCTTGGGCCCTCTGCTTTAGGTGATCTGTAAGTCTCTTGTTGGCCTGCATCTGTGCATGGGCCTCGGCAAACGCGTTAGCAGCGGTCAAGTCGAGAGGCTTACCCGTCTGCTCAGCTCGTCTCTTGGCTCTATCGATGTAGTCGGCTGGCTCCCTCATCCTCTCGTCACCAGAACCGGAACTCTGTGTATAGAACCCGTGCTCGTCGTGTCCCATCATCATGGTAGAGCCGTCGGTCTTCTCAGTCGCCTGATCGATCCTGACTTTTCCACCCTGAACCAGATCGCTTATCTGGTTATGGTCCATGGTAGTGATGTGTGGAAGGCCTTGTCTTATACCCTCAGTGATAAAGCTCTTAAAAGACTTCATGCTTAATCCTATTAGCTCATAGCCGCGATATGGTATTTATTCAAATAAAAAAGGGAAGCCCTCTCGAGCTTCCCTTACTTTACAACGCGGACAGGAGGAACCCCACCTACCTAGAAGGCGACCTGTCAATTCCAATCCTTACGGCTTGCCACTTGTGCTGCAGACACAAACACGTCGAGATGATCAAAAAATATAATCATGAAGTTATTTATACGAGTCTCTCGTATTTTCTAGCTCGTCTACATTTATTTTTTGCAAAATAAAGAAGGGAGTCCAGCCATCGAACCCTCCACCCATGTTGAGGAACCTAGCATAGTTCTTTGCATCCTTTTGATTAGTAAAGTCAGATAAGATGCACTCAGTCCTCTTCTCGAGTACGGAGAACTTACGGTCGTTCCACTTGACTACTTCGCAGTTCATTTGAATCCCTCAAACTTTGACTTGTCGAACTTCTTACCCTTCTTGCCGCGCTCGCTGTCCTCGTCGCCGAACTTAGACGAGTCGAACACTGGACCGTCGAGAAGGTCCTCCTGCGCGGACTCCTCTACGTCGTAGAGCCTCATCTTAGACCTATCTATGCCGACAACGAACTTTCGGTTCTTGGCGGGGTCGTTGAACCTGTTCTTGAGCTGCTTGACCAGCAGCTGACTCAGGTCGGCCAGCTTCTCGTTGGAGACTAGGGCGAACATGAAGTCGGCAGTCGCCGGAAGACCAAACGACTCAGACGTGTCGGTCAACTCGACATCGCTCGAGGCGTAGCCGGAACGAGTCGTCTGGGTAGCGGTGACGATCGGGACGTTGAACTCGACGGCCAGACCACGAAGCTCCTCGGCGATTGCCTTGACGTAGGTGTAGGAGTTGACGTTGGCACTGAGCTTGAGACGAGACGACAGACAGATGTTTAGGTAGTCGATGTAGATGATGTCCGGCGTGAAGTTCTTCTTGATCTTGAGCTCGTTGAGCAGGTGCCTGAAGTTAGCAGAACCCGCACCGGCAGTCGGGTACTCCTTGATGATGAGCTTGCCGACCGTCTTAGCCCTTACCTTTGCCACCTTCTTGTCGTATAAGTCCTTGGGAAGCAGCGAGAGCTCGTCCATCGTCACATCGAGAAGGTTAGCATCGACGCGCTTTGCTATCTCCTTCTCAGCCATTTCCATAGTGATGTAGAGCACTCGCTGTCCCTTGGTCAGGTTGCCTGCGGCACAGTGACACATAAACAAAGACTTACCCACGCCTGTACCGGCTAGAGCAACGTTAAGTGTTTTGTTCGGCAACCCTCCGTTCGTTATCGTGTTGAAGTACTCGAGATCGAACGGAACCCTGTTTAGTTTTTGGTGATAGAAGTCAAATCGCTCGGTGGCGTCCTCGATGAAGTCGTGGCCGATGTTCGTGTCGAAGCTTACACCCAGTGCGTCGCTGAGGAGTTGGGGGATGGTCCCCGGCGACAGCTTACCCGTCTTGTCGTCGATGATCTGGATAGACGCCATGATCGCGTTGTAGACCGCCTTGTCCTTGCAGAACTTCTCAGTCTGGTCTACGAGCCAGTCGACGTTGGTCTCGCCCGTGACGTCGAGTGACTCGACAGTCTCCTTGATTGACTTGTATTGGTTCTCACCGACTCCCGACTTGTTCGAGAGCTCGATGAGAAGCGCTTCCTTGGAAGGGAAGCCGTTGTACTTGTTGACGTACTCGTTGATGACGTCGAATACTACCCGATCACCGTGGTCGAGAAAGTACTCAGACTTAAGGAATGGGATTACCTTCCGTCCGAATCCCTCCGTCGCCAGCAGGTTCGCGAAGATCACCTTCTCTATCGACATTCAGAATCCCCAGTGTAAAGTTCTCAGCTACGTCACGCGCCCACCAGATACTCTTACCTGAACATGATTGGACGCCAATCAATCTATTATCCTCAAAGAAGAGGCAGACGTAGACGTCGCCGTCTGCTCTGACCTCACCCTTGCGCTTTCGGTCTAGACTATAGAAGACCTCATTCGTCAGTCTCATTGATCTCTCCAGTCTCAGGGTCATACTTGACTGGCTCTTCACCGGAGCCGTAGCGGAACTCTTTGTTGGCGGCGACCTCGAGCATGGCCATCACGTCCTTGGTGAAGTACTTCTCGGGGTTGTCGTTGATTGTCTTGCCGAAGACCTTAGTCCCGTCAGGCATCTCGAAGCGAGTGCTGACCTTCTTGAACACGCCGTGGCGCTCAGCCAGCTCGAGAAGACCGTACCAGCGATCGAGACCGTCCTTGTAGGTAAGGAGCACGTCGACCATCTTGTTCTCCTTGGAGAGACGAGACTTGTACATCTTGACGTGGACGATGTTGCCGATGACCTCGTTGCCGTCCTTCTCCTTGCGCTTCGAGAGCATGGCGATGGTGGAGGCCGAGTACTTGAGGCCCGAGCCGCCGGCCATCTCGTTGGTCGGGAACATCGATCCCATCGCGGCGTAGACGTGGTTAGTGACAAGCAGCGGGACGCCGACCTTTGCGAGGCGGAGAGTCAAGACGCGGAAGGCTGCCTTGATGATCTGTGCCTTGGTCATGTCGCGGGTCTCCTTGCCCTCAGCGGTGTCTTCCATTTCCTTGGTAGACGACAGCTGACCGAGCGAGTCGAGGATGAACATCATCGGAGGACGCTCCTTCTCCTTGACCTTCTCGTACGAGTCGATCATCTTGAGAGCGTGGTGACGGAACTTCTGGACTGTGTCGACCTCGGCGATGACGACTCGATGTGTGTCGATGCCGCGCTCCTCCATCATGTTCTTGGTGACGGCAGCCTCGGTGTCGTAGTAGACCACGCCGGCATTGGGGTTCTGATCAAGGAACGACTTGACGATGCCGAGCACGAAGAACGTCTTGCCGGTAGCCGACTCACCAGCGAACGCAGTGATCTTGTTGTTTGGGATGCCGCCATACAGACTTCCAGACAGGACGGCGTTCATGATGTAGCTGCCGGTATCGATGGTTCCACTGAACTCAGCCGAGCCCTTACCGTCGGCCATGATCGACGTGTCATCGTCCTTGATCTGCTCAACGAAGTTACGAAAGAAATTACTCATGGCTTCTCCTTGTCTATGAACTGCGTAATGTTGTTATTGTCAATCTTTAATATATTATCACGTTTTGGCTTATTTGTCAACTGTTTCTTTTTAGGTTTAACTTCTTCCTCGTCTTGGTTGCGAGCCAGTCCACTGTTGGCTGCGATAAGCAGCACTACGGCTAGAGGGTCGAACACGATCACCAAGAGAAGAATGACACCTCTAATGGCTCTCTCGAGATTCTCGCTGCCAGCGTCTGTAAATATAAGCTGCGCGATGTACTTGATTGGTCCGACCTCAGCCTCCATCTTCTTGAGACTCGACTCAAGAGGTATCTTCTCTTCCCTGAGTGTAGATACTGTCTCTGAGTGTGCATTCTTTTGTTTAGTGAGATCATCGCGAAGCTTCCTCTGTTTTTCTGCAGCGTTCAGCGACGACTGGGCCTGTCCCTTGTCGGTCATCTTTGTGACTGCGTTGTCGATCTGTGATATTCGAAGGTCGAGGTCCTTGATGACTTGGCTCTCGGCCTCGATCTTGGTATCGATTATCGATATCTGGTCAGCGTTGCCCGTAGTCAAGTTTACCTGTTGATCGATGTGTGCCTTTGACAGGAACCCAAAGATGCCCATACTCGTGATGATCATCAAGACTATCACGGCCAGCGTGAGGTATGACTTTAAGAAGAGCGGGGCCGTCTTCCAGTTGCGGTAGAGCCAGGAAGCTGAGACGAGCTTACCCGCCTCGAGCACACAGCCCATTACCACGACTGGCCAGAAAGAAGCAGAGAAGATGCTAGTCAACCCGATGATTGAGTAGTATCCCGAGACTGCTGAGACCGAGAGGGCTACTAGCAGAGCGATGTAGTCGATCATTTCTCATCCACGAAGGCGTTGATCTTGTTAATGAATGCTTGGATCTTGGCTGCACGGTCCGGCCACAGGATGTACTCCTTGGCTGGATCCTTTGACAGGTTGTTGAGAAGGGGCATGATCATGTCGCGAAGCGTGTGGATCTTGTCCTTAGCGTCCTTAGAGGTCTTCTCGACTACTCGAGACTGTTCCTCGACCTTCTTCTTAAGCGTCTCCTCGTGAGCCTTGAGCTCAGTCTCAGATACTAGTGAGAATCCAAAGTCGTCGTCGATCTTCATCTGTATTTCCTTATCCAAAGAAGTCTTCAAGAGTCGACTTCTTCTCAGTCGACCAGCCGATAGCCTCGAGAATTGACCGCATAGGTTCAAGGAACCCCTTGTCAAACTGCATGTCGCGGTCGAGATACTTGTTGAGATCAAACTCATCAGGCATCTCATCAGGTACCGCGATGACCTGCTCATGAACGATGTTGGGGACCTTGAGGTATGCAAACTTTACCTTATCACCGTCCGCGATCGGCATGTACTTGTTGCCGAACTTTTGGACGAACTTATTATATATCAGGGCGCCCTTGACCTGAATAGGAGTCGCCTTCTTGTAGATCGTCAAGCTGTCACGATACTTGTTCATGTTCTTGATGCCGCGAGGGAAAGCGATCTCCTCGAACGGAAGCGTCTCGAACTCTTCCCTGAACTTCGCGATGAACTCGATGATCGACTCCTCATCCTCGTTCATGATCTTGGTGATGCCGATCTCGAGGGCCGAGCGACACGAAGACGGTGTAGAAGACCTGACGGACGCGATGCCCATTACCTTCTGCTTTGGCTTGTCGTAGCGTACGCCCTCGATGTCCCAAGCGTTGAGCATGTACATCTTCTTGGCGATCCAGATCCCCTTGTCGGCGATCGTCTCACGCTTCATCTTCATCTTCTGCTGACGAGCGTTCATATGGTCGGCGAGGTCTTGATACGTCTTGTCCATGAACGGCTGGATCTTAGCCTCGATGAACTTGTCGAGGGCGTCGACGATCTTAGGCTTGTCGGTCTCGCCGGGAAACACCGAGTTGACCAGCGGCTCGAGGTTGACGTAGATCGAGTCGGTGTCGGAGGCGATGACGAAGTCGAAGCCCTCGGTCTTAAGAAGCTTGTTGAGGAACTCGTTCATACGCTTCTCGATCCAGCGAATGGACAGCTGACCGGAAGTGGTGATGGCCTCGGCGTGGTTGAAGTTGAACCAGCGGAAGTAGGCGTTGCCGAGTGCACCGTAGGCCGAGTTGAGCTGGATCTTCTTGGCAAGCTGAAGGTTGTGGTATCGAGCGATGTCGTTCTCGTCTTTGCGGGAGTGAGTCTCCTCGTACCTCTTCTTTGCCTCGATCATCATGACCTTGTACTTGGCGCGATCGTCGTACATCTTCTGCATGAGCTCGGGAAGGAACCCAAGCTTGTCGCGACGGTACACACAACCGTTGGCAGCGTAGGACCACTCATTGTTGTACTCGTAGTCGGTCGACCTGTCGAGCAGGGCATCGATGCTTGGGAAGGAGTCGAGCTTCTCGACGAACGTCTCAGGCGAGATGTTGTACTGCATGATCAAGTGAGGGTAGAGCGAGTTCAAGTCAAAGGACGCGACCCACTTGTGCATCCCGAGCTGAGGTTCCTTGACGTGACCGCCGACGAGGTTGAAGTCGTCGTCACCCTTCTCGAACTGTGGGATGACGGTCTTCTTGCTCATAAGGTAGTTGTGGATGATGACGTCCCAAGGGCGCACGGTGGTCAAGACGTCGACGTAGTTCACCTTGGCGTCGTAGGCCATGGCGAACACCTGCTTGATGAGGCCGAGCTTCTCCTCGAGTCTGTCTACCAAGACGACGTCGTGGATGTTGTAGTCGATGAAGAGCTCGTAGTTCTTCTCATAGAGGTCGTTGAGTGAGCCGTACTCAGAGTAGTCCAGCTTCCTCTCACCGAGCTCGACGTTGGCGATGTGGTCGAGCTTGTAGGACGCTTGGTTCTTAAACGAGAACTTCTTGTACAGTTGAAGGTAGTCGAGTACCGCGATGCCGACCATGTCGTAGACGTGCTCCACGCGACTGTCGAGGTCCTTGCCTGAGTTGGAGGAGGACTTGCCGCGGATGATCTCACGCTCGTGGACACGACCCCAAGGCGACAGCATCTTAGCGTTCTTCTCGCCGAGCACTACTCGGATGCGGTTGTAGATGTACGGGATGTCGAACATCTCGACGTTCCATCCGGTCACGACGTCGGGAGCCCAGTCCTCGTGAGTCCACACGACGAGGAACTTGCTGAGCAGGTCCTTCTCGTCCTTGCACATCCTGTAGGTGACGTCGTTGGACTTTGACTTATAGAAGCGAGTACCCAAGACGATCTTCTTGCCGTTCTTGGATATCGAGATAGCGGTGATCGCCTTGTCGGCTTCCCTGATGTTAGGGAACCCACCGCTCGAGTCGGTCTCGATGTCGAGGCTTACTACCGAGATCTGGCTCGGGTCGTACTCAAGCTCGCCTGGATACTCGTCGTTGAGGAAGACGTACTGGAAGTTAGTGAGCCCGTAGACTCGCTTGCCCATCGTGTCTTTGTAGAGCTCGACGTAGTCCTTGGCCTCGCGCATGGACTTGAAGGAAATCTTCTCGGCGGGCTTGCCGGCGAGGGTAGAGTATTCTGACTTACGGCCTGTGACCTCGAAGAGGTACGGCTCATAGTCGATAGTTTCCTGAACGCGCCTTCCATTGGAATAGCCGCGGAGGTAGATCGAGTCTCGCATAACGTGGACGTGTGTATAGAAATTCATAGTCTTAATATATCACTCTTTTCTATATTTGTCAACTAAAGATGGTAAGCGCTTCCTTGTAGAGTGCTTCTCGCTGGTCGAGTCCGATGGTCCCGCCGTTGATCCTCTTCGTGCACGTCAGTACGTCTTCTTCATCTGCGAAGTGGTTGAGGTCTCGAGAGTTCCAGTACCATCCCGCAGACATGCAGGCACCGAGAGGCGTCTGAAGGTATTCGACAGTCTGGTCAAGCTCGTACCCTAGAGCGTGTGCTAGAGCCTCGTAGTTGTACTTTCCGGTGATCTGGATCAGACCGCGACCACGAAACTTCCAGCCGTCGCCTGAAGCCTCGTCTCCGTTGCCCATCCTGTTCTTATAGACGCGGTCGGCGATCTTCTCAGGGCTGTGAGCGTAGTCGTTCGGATCAACGGTCTTAAAGTATTTTGGAAAAGTACGAACGAGACCTTCTGCACTGTAGTCGAGGTTCTCCTCGATCTCACGAAAGCCACCTGACTCGACTCCTACTTGAGCCAAGAACATCGAGATCCTGTATGGGTTGTTGACGTGAAAGGTAGTCATCACAGTATTGAGAGGGTCGATGTATGCCTGAAGAGTCTCGTCAGGCGTGTCTTCAAAGAAAGAGTTCATCTGTTGAATAGTTATCATTTAGATTCTCCAAAAGAAAAGAGGGGGAAGATCCCCCTCTGATTACTTACCGTTTATGATTACCAGTTCTTCTACAGTGTAGGGCCACATGCTAGGCCTCCTTAGCGATTCTGTAGATATCGGACCTGTTGACGCCGATGTCTGCTAGTTCTCTGTCGTTTAGACAAGAGAGCTCATGGATAGTCTTTCGTACTCGCTCCTGGCGTCTAAGCCAAGAACGAACGTTCTTGATTATGTCGGACATTTATCTTACCTTATCTTCGTCTGTGTACGGCTGCTTTGCGCGGTAGAGGTCGGACTTAGACTTAGTCGTCTCCTCGTCGGTGATGTCGATCTTCTTGGGCTTCTTATCCTCGGGGATAATGTGTTCAAGCCAGATCTTAAGCAGGCCATTTACGAGTGCCGCGTTGTTAACGACGACGTTGTCAGCGAGGGTGAAGGTACGAGTGAATGGGCGGTCGGAGATGCCCTTGTGGAGGAAGGTCTGGTCGATACCGTCGGCTACGAGGTTGTCGATTGTAGTCTTTCCGTTGACGATGAGCTTGTTATCTTCAAGAGTCATCTCGAGATCGTTCTTACCGAATCCGGCTACGGCCATCTCGATAACGTACGTGTTCTCTTCTGTCTTCTTTAGATTGAAAGGGGGATATGCGGTGTTGACTGCGGTGTTGGCGAGCTGACTGACTGCGTCGTTCCAGCGCTCCGAGAACTTATCACTTCCGACAAAGAACTTGTTGAACTTGTCGAACTCAGCAAAAGTGTGATCAAAAAACTTATTAGTCATATAGACCTCCTGTAAGGCAAGGTTGAATGTATTATGGGTCCCGAAAGGCAACCCATAATACTATTTAGTCATCTCTAGTAAAAAGTCAATAGTCTCAGTTCAATTTTTTATTGAACGTTTCCTTAGCGACACAGTAGACGTACTTGTTATCTGTGTCAAGCAGAAACAGGGGAGTCATGTCTGCTTCCCTATACTCGTCCGCGATACCCAGCATCCTAGTGAAGGAGCTGTTTCCTCCAAGGAACTCAGCTGCCTGTACGACGATGTCCTCGTCGATGATCTGGATATTGCTTACTCGAGCCATTTCCTCAGTCCCAAAGACCACGATAGTACTTTCCGAATAAACGAAGACCGTTTGCGATCTTGTCGTTGTACTCTTTGTATTTATCGGGATTGAACTTTCCGCGCTCGCGGGCTTCTTCTTTGGTCTCGATGTACTTGTCACCGACCTTTACGCGACTGACTTCTTCGTCTGGCTCGTACTTGTCGTAGTAGGTCTCTTCACCGTTGGTCCACTCTTTAGAGATCTGCTCAAAGGCCCAGATCATCTCGTCCATTATCCACGCCCAGCGCTCCTGGGCTAGGGTATCGGAGTGACCGAAGTCTTCTTCTTCACCCTTGCCGATAGTAGGGGCGTCTTCGGGGTCCGTGATCTGGAAACCGTGGTTGGTCGCCTTGAGCTGCTTGAGCATCGGCACGATGATCAGGGCAAGGGTATGGTCCATGCTCCAAGTATCGTAGTAGTCGATGCGGACCTTCTCACGACGACCGCGCCAAATGATGAACTTGTTGATAGTAGCGTCTAGGACGACCTGCCAAGCGTCGAGGACCTTCTCGATGATGAGGTCAAAGCCATCGGTGTCTTCGTCTTCAATGCTCCACATGTATTCGTCGTAGCGCCACTCGAGCCATCTCCTATAGGTATTATAGGTGCTCCATACAGAGGCGTACGGTCCAATATCTACGCGCATTATTTTTTCTCCTTGCAATTATCAAAATGCCAGCGCTTCATTGCTGGGTTTCCACCTGTTCTTCCACAATGTGGACACTGAAATTTAGGTTTAGATATATCTTTTAATGCTTTAGATCTTTTTTCATTAGCTTCAGGAGTAAGATTTTTTGTATCCCAAGTAAGTTTTCTTCCTTTTCTCGTCTGCGACATTTTGATTCGAGTTTCTTTAGAAATTACCTGTTTTTTTCTTGCTTCTTTAATCTTTTGAATAGATATATCAGAGTGTTTTCTTCCAGTCCAAGTAACTATTGAAGCTAATTTTCTTGCATCATCCGAATTTATCTGACCACTTAAAGTTTTCCAAGCTATTAAGTCTTGCCAGTTTCCTAATTCTTCATATAATTTACGATGTGCTTCAGCATGTTCTTCAACGCTCAATTCTATCAAGTTGGATGGATCATTTGATCCACCCATATATTTTGGTATGATATGATGAATGTGTTTACCCATAGATAATCTTTTTAGAATATCTATAAAGTCTTGACTTCAATATCAACCTTCATCTGCGTCCTCCCTACGAGGGTTGAACTCGTCTTCCTCGATCGCCTTCTTGAGTGCATAGATGATGCCGTAGCGGGCAAAGATCTTGATCTCTTCTGCGGTCAAGTCGAACTGAAATACGCCGCTTCCGTCTTCATTTTCACTGATCTCAACTACTTCCATTTGCTTCTCCTATAAATATCCGGTCTGAGACACGGAGGTTATCATGTTTAAGTTCTTATTAGGCTTCATTAACTTTGGTAAGATACAGCTGTATCTAGCCATAGGTACTTTCTTGATCGGTATGCTCACGATAGGGTACGTCGGTTGGAAGCACCAGATCGAGGCCGCGGCACTGTCCGACTACAACCAGAGGCAGCTGGAACAGGTAATCCAAGACCAGCAAGACTTTCAGAACAAGATGAAGACCATCGAGGATACTGAGAAGTCGTTGTCCGATAATCTAGCCCAGCAGAACGAAGCTATCACGAAGAAGTTCAACAACATCGATGCTTTCTTATCTTCTCCTGAGGCTCAGAAGTCAAACAGACCTGCTTCGACGGTACTCAAGAATACTATCAAGCAGCTGAGTGGAGAAGTACAATGAAGAAGCTTCTGTTAATATCACTTCTCTTATCATTAGCAGCCTGTCAGAGTACTCCGGGAACTCAAGTAATCACTACTCAGAAGTTCACCGTAGTCGAGCCACCTGCCGGAATGTACAACTGCCCAGTGATGGCTAGCTATCCAAAGGTAGAGACGCTGACGGACGTCGAGGTTGCTCAGATTATCGTTACTCTGCAGAGAAACAACAGGACTTGTAAAGTAAGCATCGAGTCGATTAAGTCATACATCGGCAGTGCCAAGAAGACTATCGAGAATCAGTAGTCGTAGCAGGCCTTACCGTTGGCCGCATAGTCGTTAGCGATCTCGAGGGCCTCTGCTTCTGTGAAGCAGTTTAGGTCTTCCTCGTCGACGTACGTTCCCATGTCGTACTCGTACTCATCTTCTATGTTCTCGACGTAGTAAGTGATAGCAGTGTCGCGCTCGGTGATCTGGATCTGAACGTCTACGATCTTCTTCTGCTTGACGAATGGGCTATACGTGGTCTTGATGTGCTCGTACTCGAGACCGTCGATGACCGACGTCAACCGCTCGTGACTTTCCTTCACGCGAGGGACGAAGAACGTAGTACCGATGTTATACTTGTACTGTGCCTGCATTATAAGTTCTCCAAGATCGGCTTTCCGATCAGCTGTTCACCAGACAACACTTTAGCCTGAATACGCATTGCAAACTTAGTAGCCGACGAGACGTCGGGGAACTTGCACTCCTTAGTCACGATGACCCCATAGAGGCTGTGCTTAGGAGTTGTAAACTTGACGTCCCACTTGACTGCGTACTTGTATCCAGACATATTGACCTCCACACGATTGATCATACTATCAATATATATCAAAAAGAATTAAATGTCAACCCTAGATATCGCGAATCGTCGCAAAATAATGTCTGACTAGGTTCTCTTCGACGTGCATTCCGAGATATATGTCGTCGTAGTCGACGTGTCTGTTGGGTCCTGGGTACGCGAGCTTGATAGTCCACTCCTCTTTGTCGCGAGAGTTGGGTTCTAGGAACCAAGCGACGATGTTTCCGAGGTGATCCGTCGAGAACTCAAGGAATTTCGAGTTAGAGGGCACGACGATCGTCGTCTTTCCAGCTGCGCTGTACGGTTCTATCTTGATTATGTGTTTTACGACGTTCATTCGGCCTCTCTAGGTCAAAAAATGCGTGAAAACACGACTTTTGTCGCAAAATCACGCACTTTTCATCTTAAAAAGCGTCAGAAAGTCATCTTCTACCTATTTATCGTGCTTAGAATGAGCAAAACACGTGCGACGATACCTAGACTCACCCTCTGGAGTGGTTTGTGGCCACCCGCAAGAGGCAGTCATAAAGCATCCAGGCTCGTCACACAGCTCAAGAAGAGGTTTTAGCTCTTCTATCCGCTTATCTCTCACGACTTCTCTGAGTTCTTTGTCTCTAGTGAGGTCGAACTCGTTAGTGATGGTCATCCCGCCCGCCATGTAGAGCGGGACGTAGGCGTCCATGCCGAATCCAAGGCGATCGTAGATCATGTGACGAAAGGAACCTCCCTCGTTTGCATGGTCTACGACGTTCTTGAACACCCAAGCAGTGACCGCGAGCCTAGTCTGGTAGTCGCAGGCCTCGACGAGCTTGAGATCCTCCTCGTCTACTTCGTCGCTCATATCGCGTGACCGTCGACGAGCTCGAGGTGACGACCGTCGGTGACGTATCCCATGGCGTTGAGTAGGTCCTGGAACTTACGAAGCATGACGCCCATGTGCGCGTCGGTGGCGTCAAAGGTGATCGACACTCGGTTGCTGGGAAAGTCGGGATCGTCGCTTCGAGAAGTGGCGATCATGGTTACTGTAGTCTCAAATTCTTCGTCGAACATCTCGTGTCTCCTGATTTAGTCGTTGATCTTTACGTCGGCTACTTCCTTGGCTCGACGACGCCACTCGTCTCGCTGAAACTTGACCATCTCGGGCGCTACATCAAGCTCCTCCGTAGAGATAGAGAACAGGACGTTGTAGAGCTTTCGATGCTCCTGCTCCAAGAACTTGCAGTACTCCGAGTCTGCCCAGACCGCGGTCTGAGTCTTGCTTATCCAGAGGTCGCGGTCGGCTCGAGTCACTCGAAGCTCGTTCACGATCTCACGAATATCTTCATCTAGTGGGCCCTCGCACTGTTCTGCCCACGCTTCTAGTCGATCTGTAATGTCCATCTGTCTTCCTCTGTTACCACATAGATGTGCGGAAATTTTTTGGAGCACTTACTCCATGTAGTCCAAGACTTCCTTGAGGTCCCTGATGGGGATTGCCCCAGAGGCGACTGCCTTTCCGGCGACCGACACCGTGGTCACCAGACAGACCTGCTTCTTACCGTGCCCCGTGATCGAGACTCTCTCTATATGATGAGAGATAGTCAAGTCGGCGAGCATGTCCATTACGGCATACTTACCTTGCTTGTAGGCTATCTCCTTGACCTCACTCTTCTCCATCTCGGAGGCCCTCCCTGAGCTTCTGTGTCAGACGGTAGATCTCGTCTTCCTTGTCGGAGATGGTCTGCTTGAGGTCCATGAGAGACCGCTCGAGGTACCTGTTACGAGAGACGAGCTCCGCAACCTCCTCCCTCAGGGCCAGAGTGTCGACGTACTCCTCGGTCATTCCGTCACCACTCGCTTCCACTGACCGCCCTTAGACTTGAGCCAGAGCATGCCGTCGTCACCCACCGCCATCGCCACGGACTTGTTAGGGTCGACAGGTAAGTTAAGGTTAAAGGCAGGGCCGCTGCTGAGGTACATGAGATCGTTCTGTTTCTTCTCCTTCTCGGCGGTACCCATGAGGGTGAGGTTCACCGCGTGCTCGGGAGGGGCACCAGTGACCTCCTCCTTAGCGAAGGCAGCCGCTGCCATGAAGGGTGAGAGGGCAATTGCTCCAAACAGGCTTCGACGGTTCACTTGTGATTCTCCTGAGAAAGATAAAACATGTTTTATACTTTGACTTGCAATAGGGAAGAAGTAAAGCGGATTTGCTTTTTGAAGGCAGATTTAATGTAGGATGAGATGAATGCAATCATAGTTTACCACTCCGTTCCTGAGGTCATACCTGTGTTCTCGTATACGTAGCTGAAATCGACGCCGTAGGCTGGACATACCAAGATGTTGTCGGGCATGCCGTTCTTGTCCTTCTTGCCTAAGATGCCTGAGATGAACAGCGTGTCGGGATGCGTCTCGGGAGTCAGTCGACGGAGGATGTTTGCCTGCATGTCGCACTTATCACGGAGGCGAGCAAACTCATCCTTCAGCAGCTTGAGGCTCTTGTAGTCGAAAGGCATGCTGTCGACCCAGATTACGGTCTTCTGTTCAGTCTCGTCCATCACTCAGTGTCCTTGTTGTACTTGTAGTGCATCTTCTCTAGGAAGTCGATGATCTTGTCGTCGAGCTCTACCCAGTCCTCGTCCTTGAGCTTTAAGAAGAGGGTTCGATACATCTCGACTACTCGCTGGGATACTTCAACCTGTAGCTGACTACCCTCAAACCGATTGTCCATTACCGATCTCCTCGATCAAGTCACGGACGAACTGGCGCCAGTGCTCCTTCTGTTCCTCAGTATAGTGAGTAGCCCACTCGCCACCGTTGTTGCCTAGGGCTAGTCGTATGGCGAACTTCTCAATCGTTTCTTGTGACACTGTATCGTCCTTCGGTGCTGTAGTACTCTTCGAGGGCCCGAACGCAGCGCTTCTTCCAGTCGTCCCGCTGCCACTGAGCCTTCTCGTAGCTGAGCTCGATGTAGTCGTTGCGGATGAACGTCACCAGGTCCTTGAACTTGTTGAGACGCTCGATCTCGTCCTCGTAGATCATGGACACCACCGCCTTGAGAGGGAGCTCCTCGTACGCGTCACTCATCACTCAGACTCCCGCCAAGCGACCACGTTCTTGGGGTCGTCGGGATAGTCCTTCACGGGGACCCGAGTGCGCTCCATCTTAGTCACCACCTCGCCGTCCGCGAGCATGACGTCGATGAGCCTGCCGCTGACGGCGAAGAATGCGGGGCTGTTATGGTCCGTCGTGTGGACCATCGGGCGCCACAGACGGGGCTTCTTGTCGGGGAGCGAGTCGACCTTGTCGGAGATCTTCTTGAGGAGGGCCTCGATCTCACCGAGCTGCCTACGAACTTCATTGTCCACTTTCTTGACCTTTCTTAGAACAGGGTGCGGCATACCCTCGCTAGAGATGACTTCTACCTTGCCATTGATGACCTGCCAGTCCAGCACGTTGTCGATGGCATAAAAACTAACGTGAACGTCATTGGTGTTCAATTCATTAAAGATGTTCTCGCGAGTGAACGTCCGATCATCTCGCAGCATGTCGATCCAGTGCACTACCCGCCGCGCCTCTTCAATTCCAGTGTCCATCACAAGTCTCCATTACCAATATAGCCATACTACACCAGTATCTATTATTTGTCAACCCGCTCACGCCACGCTCCACTCGTACTCGTCCTGTGTGACCACAGTCTCCATCCCGTCGTACTCCTCTATGCGGTACAGCGTACCAGAAGGGAGCTCTTCGATCAACAGAGTAGTGAAGTCGCCTGCGTCCTCGCCCATCTCCTCGACTACCTGTACTAGGAAGGGGTCCGTGCGCTTCAGATCATGCTCAGACCAGTAGTCACCCTCGGGAGTCTCCCAGTGAAGCGACTGTTCTAATCCGGAGAAAGACCTCTGAACCAACCCAAGGCCAGCCAAGTCACTGTACCGCTGCACTGCCTTATCGGACAGGCCGAACCCTCCGTAGCTGGCGTTGTATACTATCTTAGTCATAGGCCTGGCCTCCTCGTACATCTCCTCGAAGATCTCTCGCCTGTTGAACCAGAACTCACCCTTGGGACCCCTGATGAGGTAGTCGCCTTCGTCGGCCACCATCATCCCCTCTAGGGTAAGGATACAGAGACTATGCTTGTCGACGCTCATCTTGATCTTACGACTCTTCAGCGCCTCGTGCACCCATACAGGGTAGTTCCCCTGATGCTCGATCTCCAGAGTGTCGATCTGCCACGCGTCGACTGGGATGGGCTTCTTGACGTACTTCATCACTTCTTCTCCATGAACATGTCTATATCATATCACACAGTCGAATTTATGTCAACTGTGGCCGACGTACTCACCGCAGAAGTCCGTCTTGTCCTTCTTGACAGACTCGGGAAAGCGATGGCACGTGATCATATTCTTAGACTCTTTGACCTTACGCTCGAGCTCAGAGATGCCGACCACGTACATGCCCTCCACGTAGAAGTTGCGACTCATGGTCGGCTCCATTTGAAGCTCGGCGAATCGCTCTCGCTTTCTCTCGATGAGGGACTCGATAGAGTCGACGTCGACCTCGATCTCCCTTGAATATATGCAGCGCTCACATTCATTCACTTCTCGTCAATCCTCATCTTGTCTTGGAGAGCCATCAGCCTGTCGCTGACCTCACTGCGCATCCGATAGCTGCCGTCGCCCCACAGCATGGCGTTGATGTCGCTCAAATCCTTGATGTACTCGCCGAACACCTCGTGTATCAGCTGCTTGCGACTGTTGGAGACGACGCGGTCGATGTACCCATCCAAGGAGGCATCGTGATAGTGTATCTTCGTCCTGCATTGGAACTTCAGAGAGGCGTCGACCTGTGCCGACCCGCCCGCGAACCTATGTACGCTAGTCTCGATCGCCTTGGACAGCTTACTCATCACTCACTCACCACTGCATGCCAGACAAACCCAGCGCCGTCGATGACAGTGCCGACGTACTCACCCTCAAAGTCCGCGCCCTGAAGTTTAAGTAGGGTGTTGATTTTATCGATGCTATCCATCACTCTACTCCAAAGTGTTGCCTGATCAGATCCATTGCTAAATCGATATCGGAGTTCCAGAACTTTTTATCCATTACCTTCAGGCATTCCTTCACGATCAGCTCAGCGAACCTATGAACGTCATCGAGGTCTGCATGACCATGGATGAAGACCTCACGAGGAGTCTCATGGTCGATGTAGTTCAGCAGCCCCGCCTCCAGTCCCAGTTCATCAATCTTCTTGTTCATCTTCTTCCTCCCTACCAAAGAGCACGCTCCGAGCTTTTTCCACCGCCATCGCCTCCACTCCGTGGATTACCGTTCGCATCAGCTGAGACTCGATGGTCATGCCTCCCGCTCCCATCTCAACCCACCTGCCCGCATCACAGGCAGCGATGAGATTTGCCAACGCCTCCTCCAACTGCTCGACCCTATCGCGAAGATCTTTATTGTCATCGACGACGTTCTGCATGCCAGTGCTCAGTGCCTTGATCATGTCCTCTACATCACTCATTGTTCTTCTCCTCAGCGATCATCTCGTCTATGTCCTCCACCAGCATGTCCAGCGCCTGCATCGTCTTGTATGGCACCTCTATGGAAGTGGCGACTACGTAGAGGTCCTCCGCCTCCTCGAACGGCACGTGGACTAGTCTGTAGCTCTTGTTCACGGCTCTACTCCAAACTCTCTCTTCACGATGAACTTAAAGAGGTCCACGTATTCGCCCTCGCTTCTCTCTAGGGCGTCCATGACCCGCTTGAGGGTGTCGTGCTCCACGCGCCTGGCGAAGATCTTAAGCCGCGACTCCCACTTCTCCCTGTCGTGTCCAAGGGCGTAGATGTCTAGCCAGCTGTCGCTGGCGTGGCGACGGAGGGTGTCCATATAGAGGCTCATATGTCCTTCTCCTTGATGTTGCCCCATTGATCCTGCATCACGTAGCGGACGCCGTTTGGCATACTATTTTCATCACCTCTTTTATAGAGGCCATGTTTGCTTATGATCGTCCACCGAGTGCGAGTGAACAGGAGGTCCCATATCCATCGAAGCATCACCTCACCCCTACGTTGAGGGCCGACCATGCCATGACAACCCCTAGGACCAACCCTATGACGGCGTTGACGTAGTTGCCCGCGAGGAACCCGAGCGCCGCGCCGACGAAGTTGATGAGGGCGATGCCCAACCCTATCTTGACCTCGTTCTTAAAGAACCATTCCATCGTGTATCTCCTTTATCAGTCCTTGTATGGATCGAACTCACCCGCGCCCGCCATGCAGACGACGATGCCATTCCTGTTCTTCTTCTTTTGTAAGACCTGCTTGCAAACGCATCACTCAACTCCAACATTTTTCATTTTTGTCGCGAGGTATGAGATTCTTAGAACAGAGAAGAATCTCAAATGCCTCTCTCTTACTCACACCGCTCCAGTCTTTATTCTCGTGACTGTCATGTACCCAGTTATCAGGGTTCCACAGATCAGACCACCCGTTGGCTCTCAGGGCGACGTCAATCATCTCATCATCAAATGAGAACGACATCACTCGACTCCAAATCTCTGGCGCAGAAGATCAGAGGCCCGCCAGAGCGCTGCTCCATTATGACCAGCCAGTAAGTCCTCGCTCAGCTTCTTCTCTGATTTACCGAAAACGTCACCGTTCTCTAAATCACTACCAAATTCGTCGATGAAGTCTGTGCACTCCTTGACGATCAGCTCAGCGAACTCACGCGCCCAGATCTCACTGGGCATTCTAATTTCTAATTTCTCACCGGTGAAATTCTTTGCCGCGGCATTAATTGCAGCCTGCTCAGCCAACTCCCTGATCTTTAAGTTCATATCACATCACTCCCAGTTCGCGGAGGTCGAGACGCTCATCCTGCTCCTCGATGGCGTCGAAGGAGGGGAGGACGTCCTGCTCGTCGCCCTTGAGCCGAGCCGAGACCTTCTTCATGAGCTCGAGGTTGCGGGCGCGGATGGCCTGCTTCTCCGAGAAGTTCTTGCCGACCACCTTGAGGATCGACGTCATCTTGACCGTCTTGGGAGCGGCGGCCTTGGGAGCCTTCTCCTTAGGGGCCTTAGCGGCCTTAGCCTTGAAGGGAGTCACCGCGCCGACCTCGTGGGCCAGACGGATGAACGAGGCGACGACCTCAGACGAGCCCGAGACGCCCATTGCAGGGATCGCGATGACCGTCCAGCCCTTGTTGCGGGAGACGATCGTCCAGTCCGTCAGGGCGTCCGTGATGGCTGCCAGTGGGGCGCCGGCGATGACCTTGAACGTACCGGAGTTGCAGTTGAACTCGACCTTGACCGAGCCGACCTTGACGAAGTAGATGGAGTCCGACTGCTTGACGGGGGTGAGGCCGGCAGCGATGACCTGATCCGCGAAGAGGGAGTAGGGGGTGGAGAGCTTCATGGGGTAGTCCTTTCCTTGATTATGATTTAATATACCATGGATCTGGTTATTTGTCAACCCATTCTGGGCATGGGAGGTATACCGAAAAGTCATACCTCGATCTTCAACCAGTCGACGTGGTAGCGGATGAGGGTGGCGACCATGGGCTCAGTCAGGGGACCACCCTTGAGAAGCCCCTGGACGTAGTACTCGAGGTCGAGGTTGCGGGAGGCGCAGTAGTCCACCACGAGCTCGGCTAGACGGTCGTAACCCATCACTTGCCCCTCAGCGAGACGACGATGGAGACGAGCACGCCCGCTACGAGGAACTCGATCCAGATGGGGGCCAGCACCCACAGCCACGACCAGTCGACGTACCCTACGAGCTTGAGGGTGATGAACACTATGGCTAGGAGGCTTGTGAACGTGAGCTTCATGCTGATTCCTTTGTCACTGCTGATAGATCTATTATACCACAGTCTGGGTATTTGTCAACCCACGACCGCGTTCCAGCGGTCGTCGAAGTCGAGGACCATCATGTGGCATGAGCTCGGGGTGGCCCCGCTCGAGCGGTCGTGGTAGATGACCAGACCGTAGTTGTACTCAGGCCCGTACCACGGGGTGAAGGGGATGAAGGAGGTGCGGTAGCGGTTCATAGGGAGTCCTTTTCTGATCATGATTTAATATACCATGGGATCGAATTATTGTCAATGGGCTGTCTCGTCCATCAAGACCGTCAGGAAGAGGTACGCCCCCTTCTGCTTGAACTTGAGGGACTCCATACCCGCGAAGTTCGTGACGGCCACGAGCTCGAAGGGGTTGCCGTTGGTCCCGAGACCGTCGACCTCGACCAAGTCGGGCTGAAAGTCAGGGTTCCAGTTGAGCTCGGAGGCGAGGGCCGCGAACTGAGCGTAGCCCGTGGTCCGGACCGCGGTCATAGGGATGGCTGTCTTGATCATCTGTTTTTCCTTTGTCTTTATCATAAGAATAATATACCACGCCCACCATTAAATGTCAACCCCCTAACGGTATACCTCCTATGACAAAAAGTCATGGCTCAGGGGTTGACAAATATCCCATCCCATGGTATATTAAATCATGATCAGAAAGGAACCTCAAATGTCTCAGACCGCCATGTCCGCCATCTACTCCGACCCCACCCTCCTCGTCTCCTACCGGATCGGGGTCATCGACACCCGCCTGACCGCCCTCGACACGTACTCCCGTCCCACCGAGGCCCAGATCACCGAGATCAACTGCCTCGACGACGAGCTCACCACCCTCTTCCTCCTCCGCGACCTCCTCACGAAAGGTAAGTGACCAATGGTTAAGATCTTCATCGCCGTCAGCATCCTCGCCTCCGTCTACCTCGTCATGCAGGACGACGTCGCCATGTCCCAGTGCGAGGTCAGCCACTCCCATGGAACGTGCCTCTACTCGCTCTCGCGATAGAACGCAGGGTTCTACACGGGCTAGCCATGGTACCCTACCCAAAGCACTGCAATGCAGGGTTTCTGGACTTGCCTCAAAAATGGCCTAAAAACTGCCCTCGAAACCCTGCTTTCAGGGCGACAAGTGGGCTTTTCAGGGCTGTTTTCTGACGATTTTTGAGGCCTCTCTCCAGAACACATTCTATCGCGTGGGTGGGGTTGACATTTAATCGTTTCTGTGATACTATAATCTTAATCCAAAGAAGGAAAGACGAGGATAAGAACGCTGGACCTGCGCGCTTCACGAACTGGCACCATCCACCGCACCGGCTCTGGCCCCATTGACAAATATTCTTTCTTATGATATAATGGTTCTGATGCGCGCTTCCGGAGCCATGACAAAAAGTCATACCACCTATGCCCAAAAGGTGGTTTACATTTAATGAGAACCGTGATAGATTTAATCATAATCAAGGAAAAGATTACCCATGAAGCTCGACTTTACTCTCTCCGTCTCCATCCCCGTCCACGTGAGTACTCTGACTATTCACAACGACGCCAAGTATAACTTCGACGACTACTATGAGGAGCACCTAAGGGAAACCCTCGAAGACATGGTCAAAGCTTTCCTCACAGAGAAGATGCACAGTATTGTCGTAGAAGCCTCCAAAGAGGTCGAGGAAAATATGTCTGAGATGATGGGTTGACATTTATTCCAATCCGTGTATAATAGCTATATCGAACAAACAAAGGACACACACATGGCCAATCGTACACCTGCATACCGCTTCACCGCGGCCACTGACGAAGACGCCCGCATCGCCGAGCTTCGAGTCAAGGCCCGTCTCATGGGTCTCGAGCAGAAGGCCACTGAGATAGTCGCCGAGTCGAAGGGTAAGCCCAAGATGTACACCAAGCGGTTCCGTGTAGTAGTGCGGGCTCGTCTCGGCAAGGACTCACCCTTTGCTTCTCTCTACCGTCGTGGTGGTCAGTTCTACCGCTGGTCTTCTCAGGACATTCGCGCGGAGCACGGCTCTCGGTTCGACGTATACTTGCAGGAAGTCTTGGCCCCTACCAAGTACTCGAAGTACTACCGCCGCTGATCTGGTCGGACTCTAGGTAACGCTAGTCAGCTCAGGCTGCTGGCCGCTATATAGGTGTGCTCTCTGGCGGCCAATTTGGCTCTGGGCTGCCGCAGGCATAGTCATACTAGTATTACAAACTTTGGCCTTTTTTAATAAATAGGTCGGAGAATAGGCCCAACTGTAGGTCTCTATACTGGTCTAATGGCTGGTATTGATGCTGGTCTATACTCTGATCGTTTAATCCTTTACTATCGAATGGAAGACTATATGCGTAAGAGGGAAGATAAGCCTAGGAAGCATCGAAAGCACGACGAGGCTACTACTTTCTATACTAATAAGAGAGGTATGGAGAATAGGATCGTATCCTTTAGAATGAACGAGATCTTGTACGAGAGGCTGTATGACTATGCGGTGTCTATTGGTAAGGATCCTTCTGCTTGTATTCGTGAAGCTGTCGGTGTATATCTTCGGGAAAGGTACAGTGCAGGTCGTGAGCCGGGTAGTGTTCCGGGTCGATTGTCAGCTCCGCCGGTAGGTCATACTCGTAGGTCGGAAGACCTGATGGGTTGGACTGCAGTCAGTAGGAAGCTCTTAGATGAGTAGTCTACTGGTAGTGAGTCACCTGATGCTGGTCTTCTACTTGGTCACTACTCTGGTCAGGGGCTAGGTCATGGTACAGGTGCTTGAGTGTATGCTGGTCTTCTTGCTGGTCGTGGTATTGGTCATAGGGTAGGTCGAGATGAAGAAGAAGAGATTGGTCAGGTCTAGGGATACGTTCACGGAGGCTCAGGGTCATGCCTACCTTGCGATGCTCATCCGTAAGTATAACGTCAAGCCGCTGACACTACCTACCTACATGGGGAAGCCCAGCCCTGTCGGGTACTGGGTGTTTACGTTCGAGGAGCCATGACTTCTCGTCATGGCAGGTATGCCTAGAATGAGTTGACAAAAAATCGTTCTCATGATAATATAATATCATAATCAAGGAAGGGCTACCGACATGACCTACTACATCCTCACGTTCCACAAGATCGGCACCGACCGGTCGTTCGGCCGCATGATCGGTAAGCCGATGGTGTTCGACTCATGGGCTGGTGCCCACGACTACGGCCGTCACCACGTCGACTATACCCGCACGAACTTTCGCATCACCGAGACGGTGCTCTTCTCGTCGCCAAGGACGGTTGACATTTAATCCTACCTGTGATAATATATTCTTATGATGACAACTAGGAAAAACACCATGACCGACTTCAATACCGTTCTCTCCTTCGTCACCCTCGACGCCACCCATGACCAGATCCAGACACTCGTGGAGGCGATGAAGTTCCGCCGCGAGTGTCTCGCTAAGCTTGCAAAGTACTCCTTCAAGGCCGGCATGACCGTCGTCTTTACTCACAAGGGCGTCACCTACAACGGTACCCTTAAGTCTGTCAAGGTAAAGAAGGCCGTGGTCGAGTGTCTCATGCCCAACACTCGAGCATACAACTCCAAGATGCAGCCGGTCCCTGCGACTGTACTGTACAACGTTCCCCTCAACATGCTGAAGGCTGCCTGATCATGTCAACACGCTCGATGATTGCTTTCGACAACGGCTCGAACATCACCGCCATCTACTGCCACTTCGATGGATACATCGAGGGCGTAGGCATGACGCTCCTCCGCCACTGGAACACACTCGAGAAGGTCGAGTCCCTGATGGAGCTCGGCGACCTCTCCGTCCTAGGTTCCGAGATAGGTCAGAAGCAGGACTTCAACCTGCCGACCGACAAGACTTGGTGTCTGGCCTACGGTCGCGACCGAGGTGAGTCCAACGTCGGCTCTCGAGACTTCCACTCCCTCCACTATGCCGAGGGTAACTACGGGGACGTCGACTACCTCTACGTGTTCGACGGTACTTACTGGTCGTTCAAGCGCAGGGGAGCCAAGGAGTACACCGACCTCGGTCAGTACGCTCTCGAGGAACTATTCGGTTGACATTTAATTCGAACTGTGGTACTATCTTCTTATGATGATGAAAGGACAACAGATGAGCAGATACTCAGACCTCACGGTGGACCAGATCCGCTACTCCCTCTCCTTCATGGAGAAGTCCTACGGGATAGCCATGGAGGCCGAGGCCTATGGGTTGGCCAACGCCCTCATGGACAAAGTCGAGGGCCTCCGTGAGGCTCTGGTGAGCCGCATCCGTGCCGTGGATCCCTACACGTCCGAGGCCGACATCCGCTTCTTCGAGGGATTGGCCTATTGACAATAATTCGATCCCATGGTATATTTAATCATGATCAGGAAAGGGATAACGCAATGACAGTCAATGAAGCAGTGGACGTCGCCGAGCGTCTCGAGTCTCTCGTCCGCCGCTCACGTACGTACTTCTACGATGTGGACGACCTCCGCTATGAGATCCGCAAGATCGCGAGCGAGTACCGCAAGATCGCTGACGAGCTTGACCTCGAGATGTCGACGTTCGCCGAGGAACAGTACCTCGATAAGATGGTGGCCGCCGCATAAAGGGGTTGACAATAATTCGTTCTTATGATAAGATCTTAATATAGTCAATCAGGAGTCTATCTCATGCCACGTGGTGTCTACGCTCGCAAGTCCCAGTCCAAGTCGGTTCCGTCCTTCACCAACGTCGTCAAGTTCGAGTCTGACGAACAGATCTCAAAGCGTATCGGTGAGCGGTTCGAGGTTCTGTCGACCTTCACCGAGGCCTGTGCCATGGGCTCCTGCCGCTCCATGATCGTCTCGGGTCCGGCCGGCCTCGGCAAGTCCCACACGGTCGAGCAGGTCCTCAACGAGATCGACCCTACTGGCGAGCGCTACACCTTCGTCAAGGGCTTCGTCCGCGCCACCGGCCTCTACAAGCTCCTGTACCAGCACTCCAACGAGGGTCAAGTGTTGGTGCTCGACGACGCCGACTCGGTGTTCTTCGACGACATCAGCCTCAACCTGCTCAAGGCGGTATGCGACACCACCGGTGTCCGCCGTGTCGGCTGGCGCGCTGAGGGTTCCCTGATCGACGAGGATACCGGTGAGCGCATGCCTCGGTCGTTCGCTTTCAACGGCACCGTGGTGTTCATCACCAACCTCGACTTCGATGCCCTGATCGACAAGGGCCACAAGCTGGCCCCTCACCTTCAGGCCCTCGTGTCTCGGTCGCACTACATCGACTTGGCCATGAAGACCAAGCGTGACTATCTGGTCCGCATCAAGCAGGTCATCGATGCAGGTCTCCTGTCAGGTCTCGACGCTGGTCAGCGGTCCGACGTCGTGTCCTTCATCGAGGAAGAGCAGGACCGCCTCCGCGAGCTCTCGCTCCGGATGGTCATCAAGATCGCCGACGTCCGTAAGATGGGCGCCGCCAACTTCCGCAAGGTGGCCCGAGTCACCTGCTGCAAGAACTGAGGAGAGAGAAGATGAGTGAAGAGTACAAAGACGGGTACCGCGACGGGTTCAAGGACGGGTATCTCGAGGGCTTGGGTATAAAGCCACAGCTCCCTCCAGTTCCCTTCCCGAGCATCCCTGCCTATCCGACCAGCCCTGAGATGCAGGCCTGCTGTCGGGTATGCGGCAAGTCGTTCACTGACTCGATGGGTCGTACTATTGCTTTAAGCATGGTGTGTAACCACTCACGGTGTCCTAGCGCCGTCACCTGCTGAGTATAAATAAAATTATGTCGGACCTAAAGAGCCGACTAGCTAGACTGCTGCACTCCCTAGCGGCTGTCTGGGACCTGGGCCCGCCCAGCTTGTCGGGGAGTGCTGTGCGGCTGCGTGGGGGTCGTGCTTAAGACAACGGGAGTCTCCAGAGACGAGCGTAGCCCACGCCAAATTAGATAGGTGGTGAAGATGAAGAAGTTCTTATTGGTTACTACATTGGTGTCTACTCTGGTCACCTCTCAGGCCGCCCATGCAGGTGGTAACCCTTGGCCGTTCGTAGGTGGTCTGTTCGCAGGTGCCATCCTCAATGAGGCAATCAACCACCCTAGGTACGATCACTACCAGCGCTACAACAACTATCAGCGCTACGACTACCCGATGGACCAAGACGGTCCGGTCGTCATCTGCTTCAAGCGTCCGGTGTACGACGAGTCAGGTTATCAGGTAGGTTGGCGTCGAGTGTGTCAACAGAATTGAGTTCATTGCGGGGTAGTGGAAAAGTGCCACGCTAGCCTCATAAGCTAGAGAACTGGAGCGTCACCAGCGACCGCAACCAAATTTACTGGAGACTTTGCTATGAAGATCGGTTTCACCTGTAGTACGTTTGACCTGTTACATGCCGGACACGTGGCTATGCTGCGTGAGTGCAAGGAGAACAGTGACTGGCTGATCGTAGGTCTCCAGACAGATCCCACTATAGATCGACCCGACACGAAGAACAAGCCGGCACAAAGTGTGTACGAGCGGTTCGTTCAGCTTCATGGCTGTAAGTTTGTCGACGAGATCGTTCCCTACTCTACCGAGAAGGACTTGATGGACATGCTGGCCACCATCCCGATGAACGTCAGGTTCGTGGGTGAGGAGTACCGTCCGGTCGAGTTTACTGGTAAGCAGTACTGCCTCGACAACGGCATCGAGATCTTCTACAACCAGCGCAGGCACGGTTGGTCGACGACTGAGCTTCGCAAGCGAGCAAAGATATGATCAAGTATCGAGCCGTCTTCATCTCCGACGTACACCTCGGGACCAAGATGAGTCGACCCGACTTACTTCTTCAGTTCTTGAAGACGTTCGAGTGTGACCAGCTCTACCTAGTCGGTGACATCATCGACGGCTGGGCACTCTCTCGGAACTTCTTCTGGCCACAGGAGAACAACGACGTAGTACAGAAGATCTTGAGGCGCGCTAGGAAGAACACGCACATCACGTTCATTCCTGGGAACCACGACGAGTTCCTTCGGTCCTTCTGTGATAACCAGTTCGGCAACGTCTCTCTTCTTAAGAACGACGTGTACGTGTCTGGTACCGGTAAGAAGTACATAGTGATGCACGGCGACGAGTTCGACGCGGTCATAACCAACGCCAAGTGGCTGAGTCACATGGGCAGCTGGGCATACGACCAGTCCATCGCTCTCAACGTCTTGCTGACTAGGATAAGGAACATCTTTGGCCTGCCGTACTGGTCTCTGTCGAAGTGGCTCAAGTACAAGGTCAAGGAAGCGGTCAACTTCATCGGCAGCTACGAGGAGAACCTATCATCATATGCGAAGGCTAAGTCTGCTGATGGGATCATATGTGGTCATATCCATCATCCAAATATTCGTAAGGTTGGTGAGATTGACTACATGAACTGCGGTGACTGGGTCGAGAGCTGCACGGCTCTGGTAGAACACATGGATGGTACTTGGGAGATCATCTACTGGAAATAAATAACAACACGGAGGTATGCGAGCAAGGTGCTCAAAGAGTCTTGAAAACTCTGCCACCGCAAGGTTGATGGTTCGATTCCTTGTACCTCCGCCAATTCACGGTCACGTAGCTCAGCTGTATAGAGCATAGGTATAAATAAACCGATGCTACTGCATAGGAGTTAATATGCCGAATCAATTTACAAAAGCTAAACACCTTGGGCTTCCTCAACCAAAAGTATATCATTCTAAATCTTTAGAAGAAGTATTCAAGAAAGATTCTACTTATCTTCCACAAAAACTAAGATCTAGGTTTCTAAAAGAGAATTTAGTTCCGTATGAATGTACAGAATGTGGTAACACTGGTGAATGGAATAACAAGCCTTTAGTTTTACAGTTAGATCATATTAACGGAGTAAATACGGATAATAGGATTGAAAATCTTAGATGGCTTTGTCCGTCTTGCCATACACAACAACCAACGTATGGTAAAAAGAACTACACATATCAGAGGTCACGTAGCTCAGCTGTATAGAGCACGAATTTCCTAAATTCGGGGTCGCAGGTTAGAGTCCTGCCGTGATCACCAACGACGGTCCGATGGCGCAGCGGTAGCGCAGCTCCTTTACACGGAGAAGGTCGGGGGTTCGATCCCCTCTCGGACTACCAACAACTGAGGATATAAGATGAAGCTTATCGAATACAAAGACAAGTTCGTTACTGAGCCGTTCTGGCTCTGGGTAAACGACAAGGACAAGGCACTCTCTCCCTCTTTCTCTTCTCAGAAGAAGGCCGAGAAGTGGATGGACCGCATCCTCCTCGAGATCAGGAAGAAGGTCAAGAGGGGTTGACAAATAATCCAACCTGTGGTATGATATATCATAATGAGGATTTAGCCATGTCAATGCACCTAGCACCAGTCTACTTCACGACCACCGGCTCGACCAAGCGCAAGCCGTCCAAGAGCAAGAAGCTCGCTGAGTCTACCGCCAAGCATGAGCAGTGGCTGCGCGACCGCGGCCTGCATCCCGAGCAGCGTAACCTGCAGCGAGCATTCAAGGGCAAGCACAGTATCGCCCTGCCTGACCTGCGAGTCGAGACCAAGTACGAGCTGTCCAACGGCATCGGCAACGGCTTCAAGCGCGGCATCATGGAGAACCTACACAAGGAGTCGCCTGAGGTTCAGAAGGCTATCCTTGAGAAGGCTCAGCGTACCACGGTAGCCTATAACAAGGGACCTATACAATATTTTAGTCCCGAGTCAGACAAGACGAGCCTCGGCTCGGGATCGCGGAGGGGATGATGGACTACGTCGACATTCAAGCGTGTGACCCTACGGGCATCTGGCGTACGTACAGCAACACCCCAGCTGGTAACTCACAGCGTATCCGTCAGCTCATGCAGGAGCTCAAGGGCTCTAAGAACTGGCAGGTGCGTGCAGTGGATAAAAAAGGAAATATCGTCGACTTTTTATGTTGATGCTGTATAAATAAAACTATGAACAAGACAGTTAAACATCCTCTTCCCTATAATATGCCGAGCGCGTTCTGCGTCATTGCCCAGACATGGGATAATGGTCGCGAACCAACGCGAGGGCGATCTTGAATATCTGACTCAGAAGAGTAAGTTCAAGGGGCGCCCACAGTAAAGAGTGAGGCGCCCCTTCTCTTTTTAGTTGACAAATAACTCAGACTATGGTACTATCTTAATATAATCTGAGTGGCTGATTGACATTGTTAAACGAAAGACAACTTCGGTTGTCTCTCCATGGATACACCAGTGGCCGTCCGTGTCTTAAAGTACGGCGTAATCACGTGTGACACCAATCTGGTGTATCCTTGTAGAGACAATTGTTGTCTCTCCACAGATACTACACGGGGTACCGTGCATGGACGCATGCACTATGGATGATAGGGCCATCTTGCCATCCTGAGACAACCCGATCAATGGCTAAGGAAGGGAAGCACCCGACTCCGAAATTCGATTCTATGTAGTATCTTTGCAGAGACAATGGAATTTGGACGGTACTGGCCAGCGCGCTGGTATCTGTGTCCTCTGGCAGGGACACGAACGAGGGATGCCAGTCCCACTAGTAGCCAAACAACTAATCGTGGCAGCGTGGCACTGCCGGTGAAGCACCTACGGAGATGGTAGGAATGCGGTTGATCATCGATCATCAAACAGAACAAATGCCAACTAATTCGATCACTTAGCTCATTAGGTAGAGCAGCGGTCTTTTAAGCCGTAGGTGCTGGGTTCGAGTCCCAGAGTGATCACCAATAGATAACGCATCCTTAGCTTAGCGGTAGAGCGCTACGTTGACATCGTAGAGGTCGTAGGTTCAATCCCTGCAGGATGCACCAAGTTTGTATGAGACGATTCGAGTACTCGACTGCCAATTCGTTGAACCCAGAATCGAAAGGTGGAAAAGACTCTGGTCTACTATCCTCGTCGTGCCACCTTAACATCATACGATGATATTTATGAATAAGCGGCGTTCTTCTAATGGAATAGGAATCCTCCCTTTCAAGGAGTTCAATATCGGTTCGAGTCCGATACGCCGCGCCAGTATAACAGGGTGTAGCTCAATGGTAGAGTGCTGTGTTTGGAACGCAGATGCTGGAGGTTCGAGTCCTCTCACCCTGACCAATACCCGCTCCCATCATCTAGCGGCTTAGGATACCCGCCTCTCACGCGGATCACACCGGTTCGAATCCGGTTGGGAGCACCAATCTTTCTAGTTGACAAATAATCTAAACTATGGTAGTATTAGATAGTGGGAAGAGCCCACGGATTAAATCGTAATGGAGAACATGGTAATGACGACTTCTGCAACACAGCGCGTACTCGAAGCATTCAAGTCCGGTGAAGAGCTTACATCGAAGCAGATCGCTTCTCGCTTCAAGGTAGCCAACCCGACTGCGACTGTCTCGACACTTCGTATGCAGGGTTATCCGATCTATCTCAACAAGTCAGGCAAGACGTCACGCTATCGTCTCGGCTCGGCTTCACGTAAGGTCATCGCAGCCGGCTACAAGGCACTAGCTGCTGGTCTCGTCTGAGCTACTCAGAGGGGATCATAAATAAGCTATGGTCCCCTAGCTCAGTTGGTTAGAGCGTCTGACTCTTAATCAGAATGTCCTTGGTTCGATTCCAAGGGGGATCACCAATACAGCGGACTCATCGGCGCTCCATGTGCTGCTTCCGCTTCCGCGACCGACGAAATGTGAGATGGGCTGTCGGTTCGGGGTTTGAGGGTCATCCTGACACAACAAAACCCTCACTAGTTTATTCCGCGATAGCTCAACGGTAGAGCTCTCGACTGTTAATCGAACGGTTCCTGGTTCGAATCCAGGTCGCGGAGCCAAACACGATCTAGGTACCTTTAGCCCACCCAGTGTCGACCATGTTGGTGGTGCCCGTCGCAATCCTAGACGTATACGGTAGCCAAGACGTGAGGCTCATCTTATTCGAGGCAGTGTGCAGGAATGGCTACTGCGAGGTCTGCAAAACCTTCTATCCGAGTTTGATTCTCGGTCAAGCCTCCAACTAATCGCTTGAACATTCGAGACAGGGACCTCTGAAGTCCTACCTAGCTAGTAACGGAGTTAGCTACCGTGAAGACATGAGGTTAGACGAATGTTTCGGCGGCGCCAATACGGCCCGTGAATCAGCTGGTGTAGATACTCGTCTGTCTAACGAGGTAGAGGGGTTCAAAACCCCTACGGGTCGCCAATACAATGGGTGAGTTGATGCTACGGCGTGTGCATCCCCGGACTGTAAATCCGGTCCTTATAGGTAAACACTGTTGGTTCGAATCCAACCTCACCCACCATATTATGCCGGATTAGCTCAGTGGTAGAGCAACCGCCTTGTAAGCGGTAGGTCGTCAGTTCAATCCCGACATCCGGCACCAGAATGTAGTGAAAGGGTGGCGTCCACCGTTCAGACCTCTATGCCCTATGCTGGCCAGCATCTATCGGGAGTGATTAGAGAAAAGAGCCGCTACATTGAGTCGCTGTCAGTACTGTGGGAAGTGCAGATGGTCAACACTAGGACACCGTTCGAATCGGACCAGCGACAATCTCGGGAGAGCTGTTTGGAAACACTCAGCAATATCTTGAAGGTTCAAATCCTTCTCTCCCGCCCAGTTCATTGTCCTATAGCTCAATGGGAGAGCACGCGACTGATAATCGCGAGACCTTGGATCGTAACCAAGTAGGACAACCATGACGCGAAAGCTCACGTGAGCACCGCACTGATAAGGCGGAGGAATGGTTAAATTCCATTTAGCGTCGCCATGCTGTCTAAGTGTTAAAGGTTGCACACGAGTTTGTGGCACTCGTAGAACTGGATCGATACCAGTAGACAGTACCAACAACGCAGGTAGGTCGGCAAGGTGTCGAGGAGTCCTCATAAGGCTTTCAAGGTTGGTTCGACTCCAACTTCCTGCACCAATATATAAACTAGTGACGACAACGCTAGACGAGGATTGATCATGAAGGCCTACATCTTATACATTGACAAGGGTGACTCCAAGAAGTACGCTCTCGACACGCTCGCCTCATGCGAGGAACACGGTGTCGATGCTGAGCTCTTTCGCGGAGTGCACGGACTACTCAACGCCGACATCACGAAGAAGTACGGGTACACCATGGGTCGTCCCGGAACCTTCGACGACGATCGTCAGTATCATAGAGAGTTCTGCTGCTCACTCGGTCACATGTTTATCTGGATGAAGATCATTCAAGAGAACCAGCCAGCAGTGGTACTCGAGCACGACGCGGTGGTCAAGGCACCACTCAACGACATCAAGGTCAACGACGGCGAGATCCTATGGCTGGGACCGCGCGTATGGAACCGAGACGACTACTCAGTACCTAACGAGAGGGTATCTTTCAAGAAGGTAGACCACTTCGAGGGTACACACGCCTACGCCATCACGCCTATGACGGCTAGGAAGATGCTCGGCGCTATATTCTACACCAACCACATCACTATGAACGTGGACGGTCTTATGGGAGTCAACAACTCCTTCGGCATGAACCTCATGGCAGTCGACCCTCCACTGGTCGTCGCCGAGGTAGGTGACAGGGATACGTATGCTCAGGCCCCCGAGAAGGGGAACGCTGAGACGAACTGGGAGAACCTTCCTGGATTCTTGAGAGGTCTTAGACAGGGTGTCAAGCCGTTCAAGACTACCAGCGAGGCGGTGAAGAAGCAGTCACCGGTGTTCTCCTACAAAGCTTAAATCGGTCAGGGAAAGTGGTAATCCGCAGGTCTCCAAAACCTTGAGAACTCAGTTCGATTCTGAGGACCGGTGCCAGCATCTTAAACAGAGAACTATATGAACAAGAAGATCGCGCTATTCATAGACCATCCATACTGCTCGATCCACGGTGTCAACGGCATACTGAACGTGCTTCAACCGTACTACCAGTTTAAGATCTTTACTAGACAAGATATTCTCTATGATGACTGGTTCGACGACGTCGAGATGATAGCAGTTCCTGGAGGTCTAGGCGACGCGTCTAAGTTCAGCATGATCATGAGGTGGCATATACCGGTGATAAGAGACTTCATCTTACACAGAGGAGGTCGCTACCTCGGCATATGCATGGGTGCCTACTGGGCCGGAAAAGAATACCTAGACATCCTAGATGATCGCGACTGCGTACAGTACCTTGCTCGTCCTAATACGGATACGAGAAGGCCGCATGCCAAGCATCTAGAAGTCACGTGGAAAGACGAGAAAGAGAAGATGTTCTGGTACGACGGCTGCAGCATCGTCGGCGACGGCAGGTTCGACGTGGTCGCTAGATATGGAAACGGTGACGTGATGGCCGGCTATCAAGACAGGATAGGTCTCATAGGTTCCCACCCTGAAGCTCAGAGGCACTGGTACACCGAGTACGGCTGGATGAGGAAGGAATGGGACGAAGACAGGGAGAAGAAGAACCACGGTCTATTGCTAGACTTTGTAGAGGAACTAATGAAGAGATAAGCTTGGGTAGCTCAGTTGGTAGAGCAGTGGTTTGAAGAACCACGTGCCGGCGGTTCGATCCCGTCTCCAAGCACCATAACGGACACGTAGCTCAACTGAATAGAGCGCCGCGCTACGAACGCGGAGGTTAGGGGTTTGAGTCCTCTCGTGTCCACCATATATAAGACAGGAGGCAGCAATGAAGAAGATCGACGTCAACGAAGTGAAAGAGTTCCTAGATACTATGGGACCTGAGACGAAGATCTACATCGGCTGCGACTCCGAGAGGTTCCCCATCAAGGGTCAGTGGCACGCCGACTACACGCTGGTAGTGGTGGTGCACATGGACGGTAAGAGGGGATGCAAGATATTCGGAGAGATCCAACGTGAGCGCGACTACGACACCATAAAGGGTAAGCCTAGGCTGCGTCTCATGAATGAAACTTTTAAAATTGCTGATCTTTATATGAAGTTAGCTGAAGTTTTAGAAGATCGACATGTAGAAGTGCATTTGGATATTAATCCTGATGAACATCACGGTTCATCATGTGTAATTAATGAGGCTACAGGGTATATTAGAGGTATGTGTAACGTGATTCCTATGGTAAAACCAAATGCTTGGGCTGCCAGCTACGCCGCAGACCGCATGAAAGAAATTTTATACAACCAACAAAAGACAGCATAATCAAAATCAGCATTCTTATAAATAAAATATAAGAATGCTGATGGAGATATAAATGAATTATTTAAAAATATATAGTCAAATAATTGATAGGGCAAAAAACAATTTAAGAGAAGGTTATTTAGAAAAACATCATATTGTTCCAAAGTGTATTGGTGGTGATGATACTTTATCAAATTTGGTTCTTTTAACTGCAAGAGAACATTATATTTGTCATTGGTTATTAGCTAAACATTATAAATTAAAACCTCTATGGGCTGCTTTTGCTATGATGAATGTATCATCGATTAAACATAATAGATTAAATGGTAGTCGATATTTTGAAAGAGCTAGAATAGCTAGATCTTATGCCATGTCAGGTGAAGGTAATCCTAGATTTGGCACTCCTTCTTCGTGTATTAAACATACCGAAGAAACAAAACAAAAAATTAGAGAATCAAAATTAGGTAAAAAGAGAGCTCCTTTTAAAAGATCATCACCTAATGAAGAAACTAGAAATAGAATATCACAAGCCAATAAAGGTAAAGCAGCTTGGAATAAAGGTATAGAAACTGTTAAAGAAGAATGTCCGCATTGTAATAAAATGGTTGATAGGTTAAATATGAAAAAATGGCATGGTGATAAATGTAAACTATCACCTCTTAATAGGAGTATATTATGACATTGATGTCACCGGAAGATGTTGAATATCACCAAACCAAACTTGATCGTATTATTCAAAAAGATACGATTGATTCTTGGACTTATGTTAAAGTTCTTCAACATGAAATTGAATATCTAAAAAGTCAATTTCAAGATCATGATACAGGTCATCTTAGGACAGCAGTCAGTGTTCTCGAGAACCGTGTAAGAGAACTACGTATACATATGTAATTATAATTGCGGGTGTAGCTCAGTGGTAGAGCTTCAGTTTTCCAAACTGACTGTCGAGGGTTCGATCCCCTTCGCCCGCTCCAGTTACTGTTCGTTAGTAGACGGGTTGTCGTCGTCGGCACTGAGCTGGACGGGACCCGTATACTGAAGATCATAGTCGGAAGGCCAGCGAATAGAGTGAAGCCTACTCTTCGACACCCTAGCCCTGCAGACCATGTTGTTCTGGTTTCCACCTAGGATGTGGTAGGCTTCCTCGTCGTCCTCGCCGAGGTAGAACCCTACGTGTCCGCCGCCGTTCCTAGTGAACACCATGACTGCGCCGACCGACGGTTCAGAGAGCCCCTGTCCCCAGTTACCGTACTCGAGCGCGCTCAGCGGGTTCTTAGGTACCATGAGACCGTTCTCGGACATGCAGTGGGCAATGAACAGTCCACACCAAGGAATGTCGTCGTGCTGGTAGTACTTGGCAGCGTATCCGCCCAGTGCCTCTGCCCAGCTGATGATCTGCGGGTTGCTAGGCTCATCGGGATGGTGCCTAAGGTCGACTCTGAAGCGCTCGACGCCGATCAGACTCTCAGCGGTATTCATCCATGGTAGAGACATGTTTTCCTCCTATGCTCTCTCCTACAAACATATATATCTTTAATGCGGACGTAACTCAGGGGTAGAGTTTTTGCTTGCCAAGCAAAATGTCGTGGGTTCGAATCCCATCGTCCGCTCCAATCTTTTGGAGTGTTCGTTATGAAGAGACTACTGTACGTCGTACACAGGTACGCGCCGTTTCCTGGAGGCTCTGAGAACTACGTCAGGGATATGGCCGAGGAGTCGGTAAGGAGAGGCCATGAGGTCTGGGTCTTCACCGGCACTCACAAGGGAAACAACATCAACGGAGTCAACGTCACCAGTGACTCAAGCATCCTCGGCACACCTTTCGACCTGATCATCGTACACGGCGGCGACGTCGGTGTACAAGACTTCGTGCTCAGACAAGCACAGCACATACCCTCTCCCATCCTCTTCATGCTCATCCTACCGTCGAACAGCGACCTATACAAGCGGGCCAGTAAGAACGTCGCTTTCGTTGGATGCTCTACTGAAGAGGACTGGGAGTGGGTAGACGCCAACTGTCAAGGCAGGGGCGTGCAGGTCCGCCACGGCATCGACATGAAGAAGGCAATCGGCGTCGACGGCTTCAAGAAGAAGTTCGGCATCGACACGGAGTACATGTTCCTGTCGTGCGGAGGGTACTGGCAGAACAAGGCCATGAAGGAGCTGGTCGACCTGTTCAACCAACTCGGTCGCACAGACGTCACCATGGTGACCACGGGGTACGCCCTCGACCCGAGCCTGATACCACAGGACTCTAGGTACGTCAAGAACCTAATACTCGACGACCGTCAAGACGTACTCAACGCCCTCTTAGAGGCTGACTTATACGTCATGCACTCCTTCAAGGAGGGATTCGGTCTAGTACTGCTCGAGGCTATGGTCAACCTTACGCCTTGGGCTGCTAGGTACAATGCAGGCGCTCGACTCATGCGTGACTACGGCTTCACCTACAAGGAAGACCAACAGCTGCTGCAGTTCATGCGCGACTACAGGACACCAAAGAACTACGACGTCCTGATACCTCGCAAGCGATACGCCATGGAGAACCACCTTATAAGTAACACTGTGGACGATATTATGAGGTTGATAGATGACAAATAAGCTGCTGATACTGGACCTCGATGGGACGCTCATCGAGTCACGCGACATCCACTTTGAAGCGCTCAACGACGCGCTCAGGGAAGTCGGAGAGGAGTACGTCATATCAAGGGACGAACACCTCAGCACGTACGACGGACTAAACACTACCAAGAAGCTTGAGATGCTCTCGACTAGGAAGGGTCTCGACCGTAGGTACTTCGACCAGATCTGGAAGAAGAAGCAGGAGGCTACGTTCCACCACCTGTCTAGGCTCGGTCCAAACTACGCTGCACAGTCCATCATCACTACCGCAAAGGGTCGTGGGTGGAAGGTAGCAGTGGCGAGTAACTCTATACGTGAGACCATCCGCATCGCACTCAACGCGATCGGAGTCCTCCCGATGGTTGACTATATAATGAGTAATGAGGACGTCAAGTATACCAAGCCGTTCCCCGAGATGTACTGGCGCTGCATGATAGCGCTGAACGCCCTGCCGAAGAACACCCTCATCATAGAGGACTCTCACATCGGTCGCAGGGGTGCTCTCGACTCAGGCGGTCACTTGCTTCCCGTGGAAGACTCATATGATCTCAGCGTAGAGAAGGTGATTAACAAGATGAACGAACTCGAGAGTGAATTTACAGAAGTCAACGTGCCGTGGCGCGACTCAAAGCTCAACGTACTCATCCCAATGGCTGGTGCGGGTTCTAGGTTCGCAGCTGCTGGCTACACGTTCCCCAAGCCGCTCATCGAGGTGCACGGCAAGCCGATGATCCAAGTGGTCGTCGACAACCTGAACATGCAGGCCAACTACGTCTTCATCGTCCAGCGCGAACACTACGAGAAGTACAACCTCAAGTACGTGCTCAACCTCATCGCCCCTAACTGCAAGATCGTTCAGGTCGATGGGTTGACCGAGGGAGCTGCGTGTACTACGCTCCTTGCCAAGGAGTTCATCGACAACGACGAGCACCTAATCATCGCCAACAGTGACCAGTTCATTGAGTGGGACTCCAACGAGGCCATGTACGCCTTCGGTGCCGACGACATCGACGCGGGCATCTTGACTTTCAAGTCTACCCACCCTAAGTGGTCGTACGCGAGCCTAGACGAGAACGGCTTCGTCGCCGAGGTAGCAGAGAAGAAGGTCATCTCGGACCACGCTACTGTCGGCGTGTACTACTGGAACAAGGGATCCGACTACGTCAAGTACGCAGAGCAGATGATCGCCAAGGACATCAGAGTCAACAACGAGTTCTACGTGTGCCCGGTGTTCAACGAGGCCATTCAAGACGGCAAGCGAGTACGCATCAAGGAAGTAAAGAAGATGTGGGGCATCGGTACGCCTGAGGACCTCGGCTACTTCTTGGAGCACCACAAATGAACAACCTATACAACAACAAGTCGAGCATCCACTCTAACCAGAACATCTACGACGCGTTCAACAACTTCATCTTCAGTCAGGACCGCAACGTATTCAACAAGCTGGTCTCGAAGATCGAGTTCTACAAGATGACTCAGCACCTCAACGGCGACATCGTCGAGTGCGGCGTGTTCAAGGGTTCGGGCATGCTGGCGTGGCTCAAGCTCATCGACCTCTTCGAACCCAACTCACTCAAGAAGTGCGTAGGCTTTGACTTCTTCGGTGATGAGTTCGTCGACGAGCTGAAGAACGACATCGACCGTGAGACCATGAGACAGGTGTTCACTCGCGACAAGAACATCAAGCAGGACGACGTCTCGATTGAAGGCATCAGGAACAAGATCCTGTCTGCCGGAATCAAGGAGAACAAGTTCGAGCTCATCGGCGGCGACATCGGCGAGACGAGCTTTACAGCTACCAAGGAGCGTCCTGGATTCAGGATCAGCGTACTGAACCTAGACCTAGACCTCGAGGAGCCTACCTACGCTACCCTCGTCAACCTATGGGACAACGTGGTCTCGGGCGGCGTGGTGATCTTTGACGAGTACGGCTACCACAGCTGGAGCGAGTCGAACGCAGTAGACAGGTTCACCCGTGAGAAGGGACTGAGTCTCAAGAGCACCATCATGCAGGCGCCGACGGCGTACATCGTCAAGCCATGAAGACGGCCATACTGCTCACGGGGAACGTCAGGACTTGGGACCAGACCAAGCAGAGCTTCATCGATACCTTTGGTCCGATGGACCCCGCCGTCTTCCTCGCGACATACAACAAGCGGTACAACTACCACCCCTACATACAGGGTAAGTTCGGGTTCACCGACGACGACCACGTCGAGACTCAGGAGATACTCGACCTGTTCTCGGGAGTCAACCTCCGCGGCTTGTACGTAGACGAGAACAGCTCTAACTATACAGTACCCGACGACGTGCACCATAAGTTCAAGGATCTCGAGTCGACCTACTACCAGTACATCAAGCTGGCTCAGGCGGTCGAGATGATGAAGAACCAAGAAGAGGCGAGCGGCAGGTATGACGTGGTCATACGCACTCGATGCGATCTGGTGTACACTGGAATCGACATAAGTAGTTTGACAGAAAATGAAAAGTCGATTATAGTAGACTCTGGTAACATGTTCCCCAACGACGTACTGATCGCGTCGAGCAGGGACAACATGGTGAGACTGACTGAGTTTATAGTGAACGAGTTCTACAACCCTGTCGACCCCGACAGCCACTTGACTCCTCCGCACGGGTTAGTCCACGCGGGCATGAAGCATCTGGGTCTAGATATAAAGTCACAGAAGATCATCGATCACGTTCTGAGAAGAAATGATCAGAAACACTATTACTAAGGACCCGACATGCTACTGATCTCACATCGAGGACTGTTCAACGGACCAGACGCCCTCTTAGAGAACCATCCCGACCAGATCCAGCGCGCGCTAGACTGGGGATACGACGTCGAGATCGACCTACACGTCAAGAACGGTAAGCCGTTTCTTGGTCACTGGGAAGGTAAGTACGAGGTCGACCTAGACTTCCTCAACAACGAGAAGTTCTGGATACACTGCAAGACCGTAGAGGCGCTCGACTGGGCGATCGACTACCTGCCGCTCGAGCCTCACATGTTCTTTCATCAGCAGGACGACTGCACGCTGATCGAGGAGACTTTCATCTGGACCTACCCTAACCCTAAGCTGATCCTAACCAAGAACAGCATCGCGGTAGTCCCTGAGCTCGCATTCGGTCTCGACAACATGGTACAGGCTACTCAGCGCTGCTACGGCGTCTGCAGCGACTACGTATCGTACTGGCCAAACGATGGACTTCGATAATCCTGACTTCAAAGTAAAGTTCTGGGAATGGTTTGACAGGCTGCCTAGGCCTGAGAGAAAGAAGTTTCAAGAGTACCCGTCGGATATGGCTGAGCTCTTCTTCTACAATAAGTACTACTCACGGGGGATTGATGCTAGTGGTAACATGCCTGCCTTGCACGCAGGACTCGCCGGTCCGATTCCGGCATCCTCCACATTGAAAGACTCTGCTGTATAAATAGCTCGTAAACCCTATTGCAGCAGAGTCTTTCTTATGAAATACCTCATATATAAAATCACCAATTTAGTCAATAGAAAGTACTATATTGGAAAACATCAGACTAAAGACTTAAATGATGGATATATGGGTTCTGGTAAACTCTTAAAAAGAGCTATCAAGAAGTATGGTATCGAGAACTTCAAAAAAGAAATACTTCATATCTTTGATAATGAAGAAGATATGAATAATGCAGAAAAAGAACTAGTCGTCATTTCTGAAGAAACGTATAATCTGTGTGAAGGAGGTCGAGGAGGATTTAGCTATGTAAATCGTACCAGAAACCATCATGAACATAATCAAAAAATAGCTGACAAGCGTGACTATTCAAAAACAGATACTTCTTACGTCACAACAGAATGGATAGAAGAGAAAAGAGTTTCAGCAAAACAACATTGGAAAAACGGTACGTATACTTTCATTCCAGATACAACCGGTATGAAACATACTGATGGTGTAAAAAAGAGAATGAGTGAAGCACATTCTGGAAGTAAAAATTCTCAATATGGAACGTGTTGGGTTACAGACGGTTCAAATTCCAAAAAGATAAAGAACGAAGAATTAAAAGAATATCTAGACAATGGGTTTGTTAAAGGCAGACGTATTAAGCGACCGTAGTCCAA